CGGCCTATGTAGAGAAACCATGACAGGTGACCGGTTGTGCAATGGTCACCCCCCCCCCCCTAGTGCCTCTTCTGCTTTCAATGCAGGCAGCACCACCTCTTGGACGCACCATTCCCTGAAGTTTGGTGTAGAGATGGGATGCAACGAGACATGTCGGGGAGACGAACGCCCGAGGGTTCTTGTTCAGAACCTTCGAGAGCGCGATTTTCGGTCCCACCGTGTGAACCACCGGATGGGTTTTGTCCGGTAGTCCAGGGATCCACCCTTTCGAAGACGCGGCGTCAGACGCTGCGGGGTTGGATCACATGCAGACCATGCGGTGGTATAGATACCAGCATGATTCTCGTCTTGCATGTCCAGCATTCCAAGCTGGTATTTTGTTCCTTGTCGTGCGAGATGCGCTTGTGCCTTTCTCAAGGCACGGCGACTTGGAACGTCTATGTCGTCTACCTCCCCGCCCAGGCCTCCGATTTCTCGAGGACCATACAAGGAGCGGAATTCCCCATGAGGATAGAAGCAGTACCGTTTATAGATGTGACGGAACTGCTTGGGAGTCCTATTGTAGTTCTCCCCCGACATAGGGGCCAGGATTCTGCCAGCGTTGAGATGTTCAGTCCCAACCACCTTGGAGCAGAATGTGCCGAACTTCCGGGAGTGGAATGTTTTCCCGGGGGATTGCACGAGGCCCAATTTTGCGGAATAATCCGCCCACCGCTTCTTCTGCGTGTTGGTGGCGTATGCCAGAGCATCGTCACCGCACACAATGAATTTCTTCATGCCGGCCTCTCGGATGATAGAGGCATTCCACAGGCAAAGAAGCGGAAAAGAGACCAAGGACCCCATAAGGGTCCCCCTGCGCTGCCAAAATGAGCACAGATCGTTGGAAATTCTTCTTCCCAACGTGGTCTCTTGAACTGCCTGCTCTCTCAAAGCAAGCAGTTCGAAGCTACCGGAGCGGTCGATGATGCGATCCATGAGTTCGCTCATGAATGAACCGTCGACCCCATCTGTGGCATTTGAATAGTCCACAGATAGTAGCTTCTCCCCTTTCGCCATCTTGCCCCACTTGGGGGGCAGTTCCCCTTGGAATGTTGAGGTGCAAAACTCAAATTCCGGGAACCGAGAGAGATGGGAAAGGAGGGCGCGCTGCACAGGTTGCAAACACTTTGCGGACACGGAATCGATCGTGATGATCCGGAATTTTCCGGCATCAGGAACGGCGACGGCCTTCAGAGTGGGCAACGGTTGCAGGCGCTGCATGTAGAGTTTATCAAAGATACTCTCATATCTGCGTTTGGCCAGTATCTGACCAGACGATGGTATGGGAGTACATCCTCTTGCCGGCTTGGGACCGGTAGACGCGAGATAATCTCTACAAGATCCCCCCTCGATGCACGCAGTGTTTGGGATTGCGTTGTAAACCTTTACTGATGTCTTCCTCGCCCAGTTGACCGGAAAATACTGTTGTATGATCCGATCGACAATGGGGAATTCGACGAAAGGTTCCGCCGCAGAGCCCAATAGCTCTTGGTGCTTATCGAGGGCTTCCCGACGCATCTCGTCGGGAAGTGCGGGGAAACACCGTTTCAATTGACCGAGAGAAAAGGCTATGCTAGCCCACTTTCCTCGCCCCCTTGACCACGCACACCGGCTTACTATGAAGCTGGTGAACGAACGCGTGAACGGTGTACTGCCAGGTCTTCGTACTAGGGCAGATTTTCCATGTGCCACGAGATCGAGGAGGAAGTTCGTAAATTCCTTCCACGTCTTCACTTGGTGCGCACATGGTTTGGCCGCTTCTACCTGAGAATAAGGTAGGGGCCTTTTTAGATCGTATGCTCTTCTCACCATGGAGAGCAACAATACGATCTTACGGTGGAACACCGCGCTCTCGTCCTCCGACGAGCGTCCGGTTTTCACCTCAGGGACTACAACGGTCTTCAACCTAGTGGTCTCAGTCCGTCGCCCGGGGATTTTTCCCTGAGGCGGGATATGGCACTTTTTCAGGGGTG